AGATTGGAAAGTATCGGCACTAAAAGGAATACCCGCACTATTTGTTGGATAGACACCTAATGTATGATCAGTAAAATAGGCATCTAATCCACCTTCTTTAATTTCTTGAGGTGTTAGACCATTGGTAAGTTGATAGAAAAGGGTACTAATAATTTCAACATGAGCAAGTTCGTTAGCTCGTAAATGATAGAAATAAAAAGATATAGAAAAAAACTCTATATCTTTAAATAAATATTCAACTTAAAATTATACATTCCTTTACCGTTTCTTTTTCCTCGTTCACTTTTTAAATAATCACATCTTTTAACAATTTGTTTTAGCAGCTTATTTTTTTCTTCTACTGAACTGTTCCAGTACAGCTTAATAGCATTTTCTAGAATTGGAACAGCATTTATATAATTTTGTAATTTAAAATCAGTATCTTCTTTTTTTAGTGCCTCTATTTTATCTATGAGCGCCTTTTTTTGATTATCTAATAATGTCTTACGCTCTTTAAATAATTCAACGCTATACGCTCCAACTTCAAGCATTTCACACGCTTTATTGATTTGACTATCTATTTTATTTATTTCTTTTTCAGTTTTAATAATTAAAGAATCATTATTAGTTTTGGTTTTATCATTATGATAATTATCAATGAACTGGCGATATTCTTTTAAAGTATCTTCCAAACTTTCTAAAACTCTTTTTTCAACAACTTCAAGAACACTAGAAACATTATTACAATGTGTATTAGTACATATCAATCCATCACGATATCCATTATTATATGATCTTCTTATCATCGCTTTTCCACATTTACCACAATAAACAACACCAGCAAGAGGATTTTGTAACTTCTTATCTTTCTTGACTGGTCTAGCTCTGTTTTTAATATTTTCTACAATCGCATCATATTCTACTTGAGTAATGATTGCAGGGTGCTTACCTGGATAATATTCCGCTTCTTCATTTCTTGGCCTACTTTTGATGATTTCATCATTTTTGTAAAGCTTAACTGATTTTCTAGTATTCCATTTAATAAGCCCTAAATTTGTCTTGTTTAAGAGAATGTCCCTAACAGCATTAGTTGTCCACAATTTACTTTTGCGCGGCTTAAAGCCTAATCTATTTAGTTCATTAGCTATGCTAGTACATCCCAATCCATTTAAAGCTAATTCTTTCATTTTGTTAAAGCAATCAATTTCATCTTCGTTAATCTTCAATGTATGACATTTTCCAATCTTCGTTTTTTTATAGCCATAAGGCGCTATACTTCCAACATAATTTCCCTCTTGAACCGAAATATTTCTACCTCTTTGCATTCTCTTATTAATCATCTTATATTCTCTTCGGCCCATAAACAAGTCAAATTCAAAATAATCTTGATCTATTTCATCACCTGGATTTATTGTCTTTCCTGGAGTGATGATTTTTGTATTATTTAAAGAGAATGCTCTTATGATTGTTCCCTGATCGAGTGTATCTCCTCTAGCAAGTCTTTGACTATCGACAACTAAAACCCCTTCGAAAGCATTTTCCATAACAAGTTTTAACATTTTTTGTGCCTGAGGTCTGTTCTTTAGATTCTCACCACTTACAACTTCTTTAAATTGAACGATTTCATCTTTTTTTATATTAAGTTTATTCGCTAAATCAAAAAGTATCTTTTCATGCTTCCTCAAAGTATCCTCTATACTTTCATGTGGATCATCAGCACGTGATTTTCTCAAATACATAGCATACACAATAAACACTGCCTTTCTGTTTTACAATTTCGTAGGGGTGATAAATATGACTAAAGAAGAAATGATTGAATGTATCATTAGATACTTACATAGAATCAACGATATACAATTTATTGAACGTATTTATAAATTGACTCAAAGATTCTATATCAACAAATAATTCAAATGGGCATTTTACTGCCCATTTTTTAAAAATACATTTTGCAAATAATTTAAAAGAACATTTCTTTCTTCTTCATCAAGTTTAACAAACTCTTCAATTAATGATACTTCTACTGGTCTCAATTTATAATCGTCAGCAAGCAATTCTATTGTTGTTCTATCAGTATCAATAAAGATCTCACCTTTACCATCCACCAACCAATCATAATTAACATTAAATTCTTTGCAAATTAATTTTATATTTTGTTCAGTAATTGTTGATGTGTTACTTTCCATTTTTGAAACTGCAGCTTTTCCTAAGCCTAGCGTATTTCCTAATTCACTTTGAGTTAGTCTCAACACATTTTTTCTTAAATGTTTAAGTCTTTCATTAATTGTGTTTAATTGTTCACTCATATTAATTTGCTCCTTTCACACCCATATAATAATACAAAAAGTCAAATAAAGCAACTTTTTACCGTAAAATAGTTGACAAAGTAAAATTAAGAAACTATTATATAGGTATAAAGTCAAATAAGGAAACAAAAACGAAAGGAGCGATTCACATGGATATTATCAAACCAAATAGTAAACAAGAATCAATCGCTAGTTTATTAGCTTTAACTCAAAAGCTAGAAGAAAAAGAAGTGATGCGAGTAACTGACATCACTCGTGGAATGGTTCTTGCTAAATTAGCAAAACAATCAGATAACAAAGAAAAAGAAGTAAAAAATTTTAAATAAATACATATTCTTTGTTGAAAAGGGGGTTTTCTATGAAAGAAATCATATTGAATGAAAACGTCACTGTTTATCGTCCAGAAGTTGCCGATAAGCAAGCTTTAAAAAACGTATATGACATTTTAAATAAAATCAATCAAAGAGTTCACAAGGATGAATACTTCTACACTCCAGAGCAAATAGAAGAATTAAAAAAGGATCCTAGAAATGTTTGGTTGTAAAAAAGATTCCTGGGCTTGTAAGAGCCTATATCGTTAACAATACTCATTTGTACTGATTTACTAATTAAAGCCATGAAAAAAAAGATGTAGGCTCTTATGAGCTCAGGAAATAAAAAAGTAAAGGGGAAATCAAATTATGGAAAACAAAAATAACACATTAGCAACGCAAAGAGCATTATTAAAAGAACATTTTGATATAGAGTTGAAATGTTTCAAAGGATTGGCAAAAGGGTATATCATCGCAAAAAATGCATTTTTAGAATCTTCAGCAGAAGAAATATCAAAAAAGATGGATGATTATGATTATTCATCAAAAAAAGCGTTAATTCAAGCCGCACATGTTGAAGAAATCGCTGACACAGCGATGATATTAAAAATAATCACACCAGATGAAAACACAAAAATAAAATGCATGCTAAATGATATTTTTAATGGTGTGTATCAAGAAAGCAGTGATAAGCGTGATTGAAAAGTTAAGTGCTAGAGGTTTAGCAACGATATGTGCTGGAATCATCTTTGTTGGTAAAGTGATAGTTATTTTAATAAATGTAATTTTATAGAAAGGAGAAGTTCGATGATTGATTATTTTAAAAAAAGAAAGCGTGAAAGAGAAATACTTCATGAATGTTTAGAAACTTTAGTTCAGGAATATGAATATATAGAGTCAGACGAGTTAACTGACTCTATATGTAAAATTTACGAATGTCTAAATAGAGGTAGATCTTCTAGCAAGTTTTTTTGCTTTGTATTGCTCACGAGCATGATTTTTAATTTTTTCGTAGGCATCACAGTACTTATCGTAAATTTCTTCGGGTGTTAAACCTGTTAAGTCTTGATTTTGAACATAAAGCATCGCTAGTGCTTCACGCTCATCACAAGGAAAAGTACGTAAATTTGTATCAGACATTATTTTCACCTCACTTTTAAATAAATTTCAGTATCTGCAAATACTGATAATTAAATTATAAAAGTGAAGTAAAAGAAAGTCCAAAAGAAAGGAGAAAAACAAATGAAACTATCAAGAAGAGGAGCAATTACTATGATCACTGCAGGTATTGCTATCGTTCTAGGATTCGGAACCTTAGCAATCAATCTAGCTTCAACCAGTTCGAAGTTAGAAGAACAAACAGTTCAAATGTCACTTCTAAAAGAGGAATACAACTCTATCTATAACGAGTTGAACGCTGAAAAAGAAGAAAGAATGAAATATCAAAGATTGTATGATGAAGTTTCTGTAAGAAATGAACAATTAGAAGCTGAATTAGAAAATTGAAGAAACCTTGGCCAGTTCACTATTACATACTACTGGCCAGGAGAGGATAGGTATGGAGCTTTGACCTCCACAGGTATCCAAGCAACCGAGGGAATGACTGTAGCGGTTGATCCTGCAATCATCCCCTATGGTTCAAAAATAAAGATAGATGGAAAGGTGTATATAGCACAAGACTGCGGAGGTGCGATAAAAGGCAATAAAATTGATGTCTTTGTTGAATCACCAAAGATGCAAAAGTATACAACTGAAATCTATATAGAAAGGTAAAGAGAGAAAAATATGGATTCAAAAGATTTAAAGAAAGAGCTAGAAAAATTGCTAGAAGAATGTGGCTTAAATGGAGAGGTAATTGATTTATCAAATGATAATGATAAAAGCGAAAAAAACATAAAGTTAACCATAGCTCAATTTGGAGTAGCTTTTTGCAAAACAAGTGAAGAAGAAGGTATTAAATTAGAGTGTGGCTCATGTGTACCTTCTGAATTCTTTATTGAGATTCTAGGAATCGAAGAAGCTGAATTTAAGAAAATATATGAACCAGTTATGAATGCAATGAGATATTGCACAAGCAGGTTAGCTAAAACTATCAATGAAAAAAATTCAAATTAAAAAGAGAGATATTTATTGTCTCTAACCAGTCATAGAAAAATTCTCACATTTTAATATGTCTAAAAAAATGAAATCCCATCGTCTATGACTGGTTAGAGCTAATAAAGCTCTAGCAAGCTGCTAAGTGCATTTTAAAAAACCTCCTGAATTTATAAACATCAAAAGAAAAAAAACGTAAAAAGAAAAGTTAAGTGACTTCTCATAGGTATGAATCATAACTTAGCAGCTTGTTTTTTTTTAAAAATAAGAAAGGAGAAAAAATATGGACGATGAAGCAAAGATTATTACAAGTATTATTCAGTTGCAAACCAAGAAGAAAAGGAATGTTTTGGATGATATCCTAACTATTTATGAAAACTATGTAGTTAGAAAAGTATCAAATGAGGGTTTTAGCAATAAAGTTGATGAAGTATTAAAAAATTATTCAATTCCTGAAGCTGTAGCATTAGGTTGCATATGCAGTTTAATTGAAGAACAGAAGAATAAGAAAAAACTATTGAAGGATATCAATATGTTTTTAATAAAAGATAACATGTATCAAGTGATTAATCGTAGAATAGACAAGCTTTTTCTTTAATTTTAAATAAAAGAAAAAGCTATCAATTAAAATTAATCGATAGCATCTCCAAATGAACTTGTAAAAATATTCTCTTGAACATTTTTAGTATATCATAACATGTCAAAACTGTACAGTTTTAAAGTGGAGAATATGCTTATTTGAAGATGCAATAAATCTCTTGTAATGGATACTAACAAGTCGACGAAACTAGATTACGATTACGAAAATCTATTTGATACATCCATCAGCAATCTAGAAGAGAAAGAAATAAGTGATCTATTGAAATTCAATAAAATAGATCATCATTACGTATCAAAGACAATTCAAAGTGGAAATCAGTTTGAAGTAGAACTTTATCCAGTATTTTCAAAAAAAGAAATGAATAAATACAGGATAAAGAAAAAACCATCAAAAGCTTATAAGAAAAATCTAAATGAAAAAAACGCTAGAAAGTATTTTATAAGATTAATCAATAACAATTTCGATGAAAATGATTACGTGATGCATCTAACTTATTCAAATGAAAATCTTCCAGATTCAATTGAAGAAGCTGAAAAGAATGTCAGCAACTTCATTAGAAAAATCAACTACAGAAGAAAAAAGCTAGGCTTAGAAAACTCAAAGTACGTCTATGTAACTGAATTTGATAAAGACAAAAAAATAAGAGTACATCATCATATGATCGTCGAAGGTACAATAGATAGATTGCTCTTAAAAAAACTGTGGACATTAGGAACAAGAACAAAAATAGAAGAACTTGAACCTGATGAATATGGCCTTACTGGACTTGCTAATTATCTCGCTAAAGACCCGAAAGGGAAAAAGCGATGGAAATCATCCAAAAACTTAAAAAAGCCATTGGAAAGAAAAGCTTTTACTAGATTTTCAAAAAGAAAAATAAGCAGGATGATAGAAGATCCTACGCTTATTTCAAAATTCATGCTAGAAAGTTTTAAATCTAAAGATTTTCTAGATTATGAAATCAGATATAACAAAGTCAATCGGCTTTTCTATATCTATGTAAGGATGAAAATTAAAGACAAGATGAATTTCAGTGGTCAAAAAAGGAGGTTGAACGATTGAAAGATAAATTTACTCTAACTAAAAGCATGTTAGAAAAGTACATTGAAGATTTCATTGATGATGAAATTCTAGATGAAAAAGCTACAAAGACCTACACAAAGTATGCTCTTGTTGCTAGAAATTTCAAAGATGCCATGTTAGAAACAAAAAATGAAGAAATTTCAAAAAAATCTTTGATTGATTACAAATCAAAGATGATAGAAAAGTATTCAACCAAGACTGTAAATAACTACATAATAATCATTAATAAGTTCATTAAATACATAGAGCTGAATGAAAATGATGATTATTCAAAGAAAAAGTTAAAAAAACACGTTTCAGATTATTGCCTCAAAACAATAAAAGAGCAAGAAAGAACTTCAATAGAAGATGTTCTTGAACCTGCAGATTTTAAAAGAATGCTTAGAATGTCTAAGAAAAAAGGAATGATACAGGACCATATGATCATGAAGGTGTTAGCTTATACTGGTATAAGGGTTGGAGAACTTCAATATTTCACGCTTGAAAATATTGAACAAGCCAAGCAATACATCACTATTTACAATAAAGGGAAAGAACGAGATGTTCCTTTAAGAAGTGATTTAAGAAGAGAACTGTTAAAGTATGCAAAAAGTCAAAAAATCGAATCAGGGACATTGTTTCCTGGAAAAAAAGACCCTCAAAAAATGCTAACCGAAAAAACAATAAGAGAACATATTAAAAAGATATGCGGGATGTGTAGAGGAATTGACCTGGATAAAGCGCATCCTCATGCATTTAGACACATGTTCGCTATTCAATGGATCAATGAAAACGGGAACAGCTCTTTATCAGAATTAGCAAAAATAATGGGGCATAGTGATGTTAAAACAACAGCTATCTACACAAACACTTCTCAAAAAGAGAAGAAAAGAAAAGTAGAAGCGATTAAATATTAAAAAGGAGAGACAACATGAAAATAACATTAGAACAGTTGCTATCTGCAGTATATATAGGTGAACCAATAGAAGTATATGACAAGAATGGAATGTTAATTATTGATACTGATTGTATCAATCCAAGATACGTGATAGATGATTTCTCGGATGTAGAAGTAATAAATGTGAGAGTAAAATCATCATTAAAAGTAATTCCAGATGATGAAAGTAAAACCAATGCTGTTTTTAAAGGTGTTTTGAAAATTACAATAGATGCATCTAAAAAAGAAATGGAGCGATGAATAATGGGCATTGTAATATTGCTGATTCTTCATTTACTTGTACAGATTGCTATTTTCAATGCACAAGAAAACAAGTTGTTAAAGCTAAAAGAAATGAATGACAATCTATGTTCATTAAAAACAGCCATTGATGAATTGAAAGAAACAATAAGATGGAAATCTTAAAAAAATACACAAAGTTTTTATTTTTCTAACACCCTCAAAAGCTATACGCAGTAAGGGTTTAGAGAAAATATAGTAAGGTGCGATAATGTGTAGTTATCGAACCTAAAAATATAGCTTGTAGAGGCATCAAAATGATAAAGAAATTACAACAAGTTGAACTGAAATGTAGTTCAATTGAAGAAATGAAATATCAATATAGTATAAATTACAGTGATAAATTTAATTTAATTGGCTACAGGTTGAAGAAAATAGAAGAAGGATATTATACGGCGGTTCTTACTCTTTCAGAAAGGAGAGGTAAAAAATGAATTATTTAGAGTTCATAAATAAAAAAAGTGAATTCAAAAAGATGAATGGAATTGAGATTGATATAAACGATCTCAATCCAGTTCTCTTTGATTATCAAAAAGCAATAGTAAAAAAAGCATTGAAAACGAAAAGATTTTGTTTATTCGAGGCTTGTGGAATGGGAAAAACATTGCAGCAATTGGAATGGGCGCATCAAGTGGCCACATTTACTAATAAGCCAGTACTTATCGTTGCTCCATTAGGTGTAACAGCACAAACTGCTTATGAAGAAGCTCCACTTTTAGGATATGAAGTAAAAGTATTGAGAGATAGCTTTACAATTGATAAAGGACTCTATATCACAAACTATGAGCAATTAGAAAACATTGATACAAGTGTTCTTAGTGGAGTTGTTCTTGATGAATCAAGTATTTTGAAGAACTTTACAGGAAAAACAAGAGTAAGACTATCAAAAGCATTTGAAAATACAGAATATAAGCTATGCTGTACAGCTACTCCTGCACCTAATGATCTAATGGAACTGCTAAATCATGCTGATTTTCTAGGAATCATGTCAACCGCTCAGGCATTAGCAAACTATTTTATAAATGATATGAAAACAGGTTCATATCGTTTAAAAGGACATGCTACAAAGGACTTTTATAGATGGTGTTGTACATGGTCGGTTAATATCGAGAGTCCAAAAGACTTAGGTTTTGAAGCAAAATACTACGTTTTGCCTGAGCTTATTGAAGCAAATGTAATTATCGATATTGATGTCATTGATGATAGCTTTGAGCATGGATTATTTAGAGAAGTGGGGACATCAGCCACAGCATTTCATAAAGAAAAGAATAGAACAGCAGATATAAGAGCCAAAAATTGCGCTGAAATAGCAAAAAGAGACAGTGAGCAGTATCTAATATGGTGCGATACAAATTTAGAAGCTGATTTGTTAAAAAAATACATTCCAGAAGCAGTTGAAGTAAGAGGAAGTGATAGCTCTCAAAGAAAAGAACAATGTGCGCTTGATTTTAAGCAAGGAAAAACAAGAGTTCTAATATCAAAACCAAAAATATTCGGTTATGGTATGAACTTTCAAAAATGTCACAATGTTATTTTTTGTGGATTGACATATTCATATGAAAATTATCATCAGGCATTAAGAAGAATTTATCGTTTTGGACAAAAGCATACAGTCTATTCTTATATCGTCCTAGGAACAACTGAAATGCATATTTTAGAGACAGTAAATAAGAAAAAAGAGCTGCAATATAATTTAAAAAATCAAATGGATTTGTCGGTTCAAGAAATCCAGTTATTAAATTTTGAAGAAAGAGAGGTAAAAAGCAATTTGATTCAAAATACAATTGAATTGCCAAACTTTATATGAGTTATAAATTATACAATGATGATTGTGTCAATGTATGTAGTCAGCTTCCTGATGACTGCATAGACCTAACGATTACATCAATTCCGTTTGCAAATCTCTATACATATAGTGATGATCCTAGAGACTTCTCAAATGTCAAAGATTTAGATGAATTCTTTGCTCAAATGAATTATTTAATTCCAGAACTTTATAGAATTACAAGACCAGGAAGAATTATTGCACTTCATTTGATGCAAATTCCAACTTTTAAAGGAAGAGATGGAGCTATGGGCTTGATTGATTTTAGAGGTATGGTAATAAAAGCATTTCAAAAACATGGATGGATCTTTCATGGAGAAATTACTGTATTCAAGGATCCACAAATTGAAGCAACAAGAACTAAATCAGCAAGCATATTGTGGAACTCTTATAAAAAGTTCGCTGAGATAACTAGAACTGGCATGCCAGATTATGTTGTTTTGATGCAAAAAGTTGAAAGAGAAGATGAATGGATTCATGTTACTCATGATAATATCGATGATGAATTTCATCAATGGACTCGTTTCGCATCGCCTTGTTGGGGAATAGGCAAGGAATCGCCTAAAGTATCAAGAACAAATGTATTAAACACTAAAGTTGCAAGAGAAAAGAAAGATGAAAAGCATATGACACCACTTCAATTAGATTTAATTGAGCATTTAATAAAATGGTACACAAATGAAAATGAAGTAGTTTTTGATCCATTTGGTGGAGTAATGTCAGTCCCTTATTCTGCTATTAAACTCAATCGAAATGCTATCGCGTGTGAAATTAAAAAATCATATTTTGAAACTGGCAAAAAATTCATAAAAGATTTAGAAACGTCAATGAATCAGCCAACTTTGTTTCCATTATGAACTATTTAATGTTAAATAAAGATGATATTACAGAAGTATGCGGTGTAATTTCAAAAGCAGAAGTTAAAAAAGAACTTGCTTTAACAGAACATCAATTTTGGTTGTTTGTTTATTTAGGAAAAATATTTAGAGAAAAATATATTCTTGTTGAGGAAGAATTTAAAAAAGAAAAACAAGAAATAGTAATAAAAGAAGTAAAAGGTGACCGTGCTAGAACTTATTCAGTTGATACGCTTGGAAGATTTTATATAAAGTGGAAAAAAAGTGGAAAGAAAAGGGAAATATTTCCTTATATCAAAAAGAAAACAAATACCGATAAGAAGTATTTAGCCGTAAAAATCGATGGAAAAGAATATATAGCAAAAAACTTAATAGCGGCAGTGTTTATTAGATCATATAAAAAAAATGACATTGTCATTTGCAACGATGGAGATTTTAGAAATATTAGGCTAGATAATTTAAATATTGTACAAAAAAAAGAATATTGCAAAGGAAGAACTACATCCAAAAATGCAAAAGTAGGTCTTTTTGAAAATAATGAACTTGTACAGAGTTATCCATCCACTAGAAAAGCAGGAAGTGCACTATTTTTATCCCGTCAAACAATATGTGATTACTGCAATAATAAAGTAAAAAAACCGATTTATGATTTAAGATGGATATGTTAAATTTATGCGATGAATTGAGAAAAAAACTGTATTTGTGGAGTCAAGAAAAATTCTGGCCAATATTAGAAGAAAATAAACAGCTCAAAGAAGAAAATGAACAATTAAAAGAAGATGTAAAGAGATATAGAAATCAAGCATCCAGGTTAAGAAATAAAAATAACAGATTGAGTGAGTTATTGAAAGGAAACAGTGGATTAACAATTGAGGAAGAAAAGCCGATATATGCAGTTTATGATCTAAGAAAAAATGAAAAATTAGTTGCTATTGGAACAATTCAGGAATGTTCAGAACTATTAGGAATATCAGTAGGCCACTTGAGATTATGTGGATGTCCAAGTGGTCAAAAAAGAAACTTTAAATATAAAACTGTTAAATTAGGTAAACTTGATTAGTTTATAAAAAGTAGAAAGAGAATAAGAAAAATGACAGCAAGGGAAATGTTTGAAGCAATAGGGTTTGTGCCTTTTTTTAAAACAAAGGACTTAATTATATATGAGAACTTTCCTGATAATGAAAAGGAAAGAATCAATGTAGTATTCTATTTAAAAATTAAACAAATACGTGTTTACTACGTAGAAACTGATGAAGATGTTTTTATTAATATGCCTTTATTAAAAGCAATAAACAAACAATGTGAGGAATTGGGGTGGCTTTTATGAATATAACATTAGAAGAATTGCTAAGAATTACATGGGATGTTGTAAGAGTAGTGATATTCGATTTAAAAAAAGAAATATTGTTTGATGGCTTAGTAATGGAAATTGAAAATCACGACGGTTTACTAAACAAAGAAGTAGTAGAAATCGAAACGGGAGTGAGAGCTAGTCAAAATGAATGCTATAACATCCTAAGCGTTGAAGGGGTTATAAAAATCAAATTGAATACTTTGTGAAATTTTTGGGGTGGCAGTATGAAGAATGAAGCTGGTGTTCTTATATATTCGTTTGCTATAAGCATGGTTTTCTCGACTCTAATATCGCTTATTCTCCTTTACTTTGGAGTTAAAGAAGAAACCTGCGTAAAAATTGAGGTTATAGGTTGGTTTTTAAGTATACCAATAGCAGTATTTATTGCATATGGAGAGGTGGTTAGATGTATAAGATAATCAAACGGATAATAGATAGAACATTTAAAGTCCATTCACCTTCCAAGTGGTTAAAAAAAGGACATTTTTAAAATTAAAAAGGAGTGAAGAAAATGACAATTAGAAATCTTTTGGAAAAATGTAAAAATACAAATAGATTAGAAATTGCTTTAAAAGAAGAAGGACAAGAAAACAAAAAAGTAATGTGTTGTGACATCGAATATTGGAAAGCATTAAATGAAAATATTCTAGATTGTCCAGTTGCTGAATTTTCAATATGGCTTAATTTAGAAAGGCTAGAAATTATATATAGACCAGAAAAATCAACTCTTAAAAATACATAAAGTTTTTGATAATGATAACATCATCAAAAGTTATACGTAGTAAGGGATTAGAGAGAATACAGTAGAGTGCAATAATATGGAGTTATCGAACCTAGAAATATAGCATATTTAGAAGCTGAAAAGAGCTACTTGAAAGATATCAGTAAATAGAATCAATTAAAGAGAATGAAGTTGCTTTAGAAACAGTAAATAGTTATATCAGACAAAAAGAAAAAGAATTAAAAGAAATTCTTTAAAAAGGGAGTGGAGTTATGAATTTATCACAAAGAGAAGACGTTAAGTTTAAAATATCAAAGTTAAAGGACTGGAAAAGAATGTCTAAATTCTTAAAAGAAACAAAAGAAGAATTGTTAGACAAAAGAAAAGGAATATCATATTCGCCTGAAATGCCAGGCTATCATTCAACAATTTTTCAAGAATACAATAAGTTGCTAGAAAAGACAGAGGATTACGATAAATGTATTGAAGTATATGATACATACATTCATATATTAGAAAGAGCAATGAATGATCTTCTAGATGAAAAGCATAAAGAAGTCATTGATATTTATATTAATAACGCAAGTGATAAATTAAGAGTGAGCAAAGCAATAGAAAATGGATATTCACAAGCGATTTTTTATAAGCTATTGAATGAATCACTAGATATTATAGCTTTAGCAATTGCTCCAACAAAAGAAAAAATAAAAAGAATGTTGGAGTAAATAAAAAAGTAATCGTAAAGTAAATGAAAAGTAAATGAAAAGTAAATGAAAAGTAATCGTAAAGTAAATCAAAAGTAAATCAAAAGTAAATGCCCCGAAAAATGTGTTATTATGGTAATGTGGTTAATTTGACATAGGCCACTCCCTTTACAAAAGAATTGTTAAAAAAGAACTGCGGTGGTAGTTCTTTTTTGCTTTATAAAAAGGAGTTGATAATATGTCAGTTAAAAGACTAGATAGAGATGGAGCACATAGAAAACAATTCGAAAACAATAAGAAAAGGATATTTGCAACTCAATCAGTCTGTGGAATTTGTGGAAAGCCAGTAGACTTTAGTTATAAACATCCACACCCATTGAGTGCTTGTATTGATCATATCATTCCAGTTGCCAAGGGTGGACATCCAAGCGACTTGGATAACTTACAACTAGCGCATATGACATGCAACAGACAAAAGAGTGACAAAATCTTTGCTAATAACACAATAAAAACCGAAAAAGTCATATCAAATAGAATACTGCCACAAATAATTGATTGGACTGCATATCGAAGCAAAAAATAATGTGATAGGGGCATACCTCCCCTTAAAGGGCGCGCTCCGGACTTCACGCCGTACTGTGAATATTTTCTCACGGATTATGAAAACGACTCTCAAAACGAAATTATGAAAGGAATAGAAGATATATGAAATACAAAGGAATGGGATATTTAAGAAGAAAACTTGCTAGTAAGAAAGAAAGATGCGAAACAAGATACGATTATTATGAAATGAAAAATCAAATGGTTGATATTTCAAGTGTAATACCGCCTGAATTTAGATGGTTAAAAGAATGTTTAGGATGGTGTTCAAAGGCTGTTGACTCTATTGCTGATAGAATTTCCTTTGTTGAATTTTCTAATGATAATTTCAATATGCAAAAGATATACGACATGAATAATCCTGATGTGTTGTTTGACAGTGCAATTATTTCATCATTGATTACATCATGTTCTTTTATTTATATTTCTCAAAAGGTTGGAGAAATGCCTCGCTTACAGGTAATTGATGGAAGACATGCAACAGGGATTATTGATCCTATTACAAATATGTTGGTTGAAGGATATGCCATATTAGAGGAAGATGTTCTAGGGAATCCTATTATTGAAGCATATTTTATTCAAGGAGTTACATATTTTTATGAAAGAGGTGAAAAACCTTATAAAATCAAAAATAAAGCTCCGTATCCACTGTTGGTTCCAATTATTAATAGACCTGATGCTAAAAGACCATTTGGACATTCAGTTATTTCAAGAACATGTATTTCTATTCAGCAAGCAGCTATGAGAACTCTAAAAAGAAGTGAAGTATCTGCTGAGTTCTATTCATTCCCACAAAAATATGTTTTAGGACTTGAACCAGGAGCTGAAATGGATAAATGGAAGGCAACTATTTCATCATTGATGCAAATCTCAAAGGATGAAGACGGGGACAAGCCTACTGTAGGCCAATTTGCCCAACAATCAATGGCACCCTATGTTGAACAACTAAAAATGTTGGCCAGTCTTTTCGCTGGTGAAACAGGGTTGACATTAGATGATCTAGGTTTTTCTACTGAAAATCCATCAAGTGTTGAAGCAATCAAGGCACAACATGAAAATTTAAGATTGAAAGCAAGAAAAGCTCAAAAAACATTTGCTACAGGATTTATAAATGCTGGATTTTTAGCAGCATGTTTGAGAGATGGTTATACATATTCAAGAAATCAAATTTATTTAACAAAAATCAAATGGGAACCGATTTTTGAACCGGATGCTTCAGCTCTTTCAGTTATTGGAGATGGAGCAATTAAAATCAATCAAGCTGTACCAGGATATTTTGATAAGGACAATCTAAAAGAACTTACTGGAATCGATTATAGTACATCTTCATCAACTTCAAATATAGATGATATGTTTAAGGAAGAAATAGATGAATAATGATATCGTTCCTTCTTTATTAGAAGAAATTCAAAAACAGTTTGATGAAGAAATAAAAGCTAATGAAAAAATAAAATCAATTTTAATAAAACAAAAGCAGGGAGCGGTAAATTATACCGACTCTCTTTCTTTTGCAAAAGAATTAGGAGTTTCTTTAAAAAAAGTAATACAAGAAAATATCAGTGAGGAAATGCTCCCTGATGGAAAAATGTATTACAACATTGCTCAAAGATTACTTGAACCAATGATCAAACAAAATTATGATTTGGTATCCAAACAATGTGAGGCTACACAAAATATTTTGAATAAAAAAGCTGATTTAGGATTAAAAGCAATTGTTCCTGAATATAACAAAGAAAAAACAGCAAGTATCATTGATTATATTTCAAATGCTGATAAGTACTCCCAACGTGAAAAAAGTTTTCTTGATTCATTAGAAACCAATGCAAAGTCGGTCGTAGATGATTCAGTTCGAAAAAATGCTGATTTTCATTACAATGCGGGGTTAAGGCCTAAAATCATTAGAACAACAGTTGGAAAAACATGTAAATGGTGTCAGTCAATGGCTGGTGTTTATGATTACAGTAAAGTTAGCAATACAGGTAATAATGTTTTTAGAAGACATGCGAATTGCGACTGTACTGTAGTTTATGATCCTGGAGATGGCAGTAAGAAAGTACAGGATGTTTGGAGTAAAAGAATTGATTATAGAGAAAATATTAGGACAAATTCAAATTTTATGGGTGCAAAGAAACCATTCAATATGAAATTAGGAAAAAAAGAGATTTCTTTTGTTACGTATAAAAATGACAAATATTCTAATATCTATTGTCAAACATATTCGCAAAATTCAAAAAGAATGTGTGAATACTTAAATACTAAAATAAATCAAGAATATCGATATGGAAAAATAAACAATATCGTGGTGGTTCAAAAAAATGCATTACAGGGTATTGCCTGTTATGATCATATAAATAATGATTTATTTATATGTGAAGAACTGATAAGCAATAAGTTTTCACAGATTGTTGATACTTCATATTTTCCATCTAAAAATTTAGATGATGTATTAAATCATGAACTAGGTGGTCATAAAAAACATTGGGAAGCTGTAAGAAAATATCAACAAGCAAACAATAAGAGCGAATTACAAGCCAAAAATAATTTAGAAGAAAAACTGAGAAATTATGTGCTTAATCAGGAAACAAATGATATAATGTATATAAGAAAAAACGTAAGTCAAAATGCACAAGAATCATTTAAAAATACAAAATCATTGAATGAATTGATAGCAGATTGTATTGTTTTGAACAAGCAAAACAGTGTTTCTGATGAATTTTTAGACAGATTAGTTATGGAGGTGCTTGGTTATGATGGTTAATCCCACAAAAAGGCAAAAAGAACTTATTAAAATATTTGAAGAAGAAGTTGCTCCTTGGTGCTATGTTGATAAAAAGACAGGTGACATCAAATTAAAAGAAGATGCACCAAAAAATATTAAAGACAAGTATTATTTATATATGAATAGTTAACCGACAGTAGTCGGTTTTTATTTTACAAAAAAGAACGGTAGTACCGCTCTTATAAAGAAATTATTTAGGTGTGTGTCTTTTATGACTATCAACTTTTGTTCCATCTTTTCTCGTATAGGAACTTACTTTTACAGTCATTGGACCTCTACGAGGTGGTTTTTCAGTACATTTTCCTTTTGTTGCCATGATATCACCGCCTTTCTTACTTAATTTTATGCTTTTAATTATTATATCAATTTGTGAGGTGGAAGGATGAAAATTTTAAAAAAAGTTTCAGTTTTGGGAACCGAATATAGAATTATTGAAGATAATTGTAATAATGATCCATTATTACAAAACAGTTTTGGATATACTGATTACACTTCAAAAAAGATAGTCATTACAGATTTTCAAAAAGAAGAAATTGAAATTGAAGATGTGGCTAAATATAGAAAACAGGTAATAAGGCATGAATTAATCCATGCTTTTTTATGTGAATCGGGACTTCATGAAAATTGTGAGTGGCACAATGAAGAAATGGTTGATTGGTTAGCAATGCAAGCACCCAAACTTCAAAAAATATTTAAAGAAACTGAATATATTTAATGAGCAAGTTTAAAAGACTTGCTTTTCGTTTTATTCAATTTTAAAGAAAGGAGGAAGTTTATGGCACAAGGATTAAGACCGCATAGACATGTATGCTTTGTAAGTGATATTCAACCATATTACGATAAGAAAAAGCATCAAAAAATGAAAAAAATCACTTTTGAGTGCTATATACCTAACTGTAACTATTGTTATTCAGTCAGTGAAGAGTATCGACCACCACCAAAAAAAGCGAACATGAAGTAGGAGGTAAAAGGAATGTCTGAAAAAAGAATTGGAAGACAAACTCCTACAACTTCGTTAGTGCTTCCTTATACTGAAACAAAAGGGAAGGAAGCGGTAGAAATTTACAACAAAACCGGCAGAACTGCTAGAGAGTGGCAGGAACTATTGATTTATGACATATTAGCAATCGATAAAGAGGAAATGTGGGTACATTCTCTTTTTTGTTACAGCATACCTCGAAGAAATGGAAAAACTGAAGACGTTATTATGAGAACTATGTGGGGCATTATTAATGGTGAAAAGATACTCTATACAGCTCACATGATTTCTACAGCACATTCGGTTTTTGAAACAATATGTGCACTGCTTGATCAGGCGGAAATAGAATATACGTCAGTTAAGGCAAAAGGTTCAGAAAATATACGTTTATTAAATGAAAAAGGAAAAGCTTATAAATTAGATCATCTTGTTAATTTTAGAACTCGTTCTAATACAGGTGGTTTAGGTGAAGGATATGACGTGCTAATCATTGATGAAGCACAGGAATATACGATTGATCAAGAAAGTGCGCTAAAGTATGTTATTTCAGCTTCATCAAATCCACAAACGATTATGTTAGGAACACCACCAACTGCTATATCACATGGAACTGTATTTCAAAAAACAAGGGATAGAGTTCTAGAAGGAAAAAGTAAGAATACAGGCTGGGCCGAATGGTCTATTGAGCATATGCATGATCCATATGATAGAGATGTCTGGTATGAAACTAACCCGTCCTTAGGACAAGGATTGACAGAACGTGTAATTGAAAATGAAATTACATCAGATGATGTTGATTTCAATATTCAAAGGTTAGGACATTGGCTATCCTATTCACAAGGCAGTGAATTTTCGAAAAAGGAATGGGAAAATCTCAAAATTGTAACAGTTCCCAATTTTCAAAATAAGCTTTTTGTGGGTATCAAGTATGGAGTGGATGGAAAACATGTTGCCATGTCGATTGCTACAAAGGTAGATGAAAAGATTTTTGTTGAATCGATTGATTGTCAAAGCGTTAGAAATGGCAACACATGGATTATTTCATTTCTAAAAGAAGCAGACATAGAAAAAGTTGTTATTGATGGAAGTGGCTCTCAACAGATATTGAGTGATGAAATCAAGGATTATGGAATAAAACTGAAACCTGTACTTCCTAAAGTATCGGATGTGGTTGTAGCAAACAATATGTTTGAACAGGCAGTTACATCTTCAAAAAACATATGTCATAATGACCAGCCATCTTTAAAACAAATTGTAACCAACTGTAAAAGAAGAGCAATTGGTACAAATGGCGGTTTTGGATTTAAAGCAATGATGGAAGAACATGAAATAGCATTGCTTGATAGTGTAATCTTAGCCCATTGGGCATGTGCAACATACAAAGGGGTTAAGAAAAAACAAAAAATAAGTTGTTAAGCGAACGAAAGTTCGTTTTTTTTATGCAAATTACGTTACTAACGGTAAATAGGAGAAATACAAATGAGTGAATTTAAAGAAATTAAAACACAAGAAGAATTTGATACAGCCATCAAAGAAAGATTGGCTAGAGAAAACAAAAAATATGAAGGATTTGTAAGTCCTGACAAATTAGCAGAATTAAAAGCCGATTATGAAAAAGAAATCAGTAAAAAATATGAAGGTTATACTTCACCAGATGACCTAGCAACCATGAAAAAAGAATATGAAGGGAAAATTGCAAAATATGAGTCCGACTCAGTAAAAACGAGAATTGCAAATGAAATGGGATTGCCTTCATCTATTGCTTCACGTCTGAAAGGTTCAAATGAGGAAGAAATTCGTAAAGATGCTGAATCATTTGCTGGCTTTTTTCAAAAAGAACCACCTTTAGCAACGGGTGAACAAACAGTTGCTAATGAAGAACAAGCAAGAAATGTTGCTTTAAAGAAATTATTAAAAAATTTAAGACAAGGAGATTAAGATAATGGCAGTATTAAGCAAAGGAAATTTATTTGATCCTGTATTAACAAAGGATCTAATCAACAAAGTAAAGGGAAAATCAAGTTTAGCTGTTTTATCAGCGCAAACACCAATTCCATTTAATGGTTCAAAAGAATTTACTTTTTCTATGGATAATGAAGTAGATATCGTTGCTGAAAATGGTAAGAAAAGTGAAGGCGGAGCTTCAGTGGATCCAGTAATTATTGTTCCAATCAAATTTGAATATGGTGCTCGTGTTTCTAATGAATTTATGTTTGCCAGTGAAGAAGAACAATTAGATATTTTAAAAGAATTTAATGAAGGATTTGCTAAAAAAGTTGCTAGAGGTTTAGATATCGCTGGATTCCATGGTTTAAATCCTAGAACTGGCGAAAAATCTGCAGTAGTAGGAGAAAATAACTTTGATAGTAAAGTTACACAAACCGTTACTTATACAAATGATAATCCTGATGATTGCTTAGATACAGCAATTGCAACAGTTGAGGATGCCGATCGTGAAGTAACAGGTATTGTAATCAACTCTGCAGTACGTAGTGATCTATCAAAAAAGAAATCTACGACAGGAGATCCATTGTATCCTGAATTCCGTTTTGGTGGTAAACCATCAACATTAGGTTCTCAAGCATTAGATAC